CAATATAACCAAATTATTTAAAACTTTACTGGGTATCAATTAAGATACCCAGTCAAAATTATTATTTAGGTGCTGCAAATTTCTCGGCTGCGGTTACACCTAACCCAACTACTGTAATGTACATAAAACATTGGAGTATTTGTTCACTAATAGCAAATTCAAAAAATGTATTAGCAACCCAACTACCAACTAACATTACGAAAGATGCAAATCCAATAAATCTCTTGCTCGAAATTTTTGCATCGTCTGATAACATCTGTGTAATAAAACTCATATTTTCCTCCTTAGAATTGTAGGATAGCGTAGTCGTACTGTAAAGTAACTGCTATATCAAGTGCCTCAGTTCCTTGACTCCAATCCATTTCATTAAAATTCGCGGTGGTAATCCACGCTCCCTTTAATGTCCACTCCTCAACTTTATCACCAACAGGTCCTAAAACATTGATAGTTACATCTTTCTTGTAGAAATCTGTGTAACCATCTCTACCCGTTACTGACTCGTGAGATAATCTAACCCATTCCATTACGGCTTGTGCAGCTGATGGAACAACTGGGTCATAGAGTGTAATATCAAGAGTTTGCCATTCCCCTTTACCCTTTACATATCTTTTTACATTGATATGGTCAAGTGCAATAGATTCAAATTGAATGTTAGGTCTTGAAGCGGTTTTAATAAGATAAGCTGGTATTCCCTCGATATACATGATGTACCGATTTTTAGTTTTCGGTTCAAACGGTGTGAACATTATTTCAGAAGGATCTAATAGTTCTGGCATCTTTAATCTCCAATAAGTTTAATTCTTCAACTATAAATATCAATTTTATAAAAAATCATCATAATCATTTTTCATAGTTTTATAGAAGTTTTATAGTATCTTCATATATAAATATATCGGGCAACAAAAAACCCCTCAAAAAAGAGGGGCTTTTGTTTAGTTAATCTATTGATTAAACTTATGACGGGAATGTAGCTCCTGTCGGTAGTACTACGAAGTCCAATACAATAAACTCTGCTGTCCGTGTTGGTTGGATAAATATCTGACCAACAAGTTGATTTCTATCAACGACATCTGGAGTATTATTTGTATCATCCATCACTACTCTGAACGCAGACAAACCACTATTGGATTGTACTGATTCTAAGAATGGATTCACAATATTGAGGAATCTATTTCTTGTAGCTGTAGTGTTCTGTTCGAATACTAAGTACCTACTTGAAGAAGCGATAAACTTCTTCAATCTAATCAACAATCTTCGTACATTCACTCTGTCAAGTGCTGATGGACGACCTTGTAAGGTCTTTTGTCCCCAAACTACTACACCTTGACCTGGGAATGAAGCGATTGGATTAATTCTATCTTCATAGAGTTCATCTCTTTCAGCGTGAGTTAATCTCGTTTGTGCTTCAAGTACGGTTGTTAATCCACCACGATTCAAACCAGCTGGTGCGAACCATTCGTGTGCTACTTTATCTGTGTAAGCTATTACACCAGGTAACACAACTGAAGGCGGAACCCATATAGGTAAGGAAGTATTCCTATCAACAATCTTTACCCAAGGGTAATAAGTTGCTGCGTAGTTAGTATCAAGTGCCGTTGTTGTTGAAACTGCACTTGCTATTGTACCACCTTTAATACCACAATCTAATACATAAAATGCATCACCACGAGCTTCGCATTTAGATATTGCATGATTAGTAATCTTGGAATGTAATCCATGAATAATACCAGGTGTTACTAACATATTGATATCAAACTCATCAGCGTTGCTAATCGCGTTAATTGCTTTCTTATAAGCAGTTGTACCACCAGCTGAAGATGTTGAACAATCAAACCCTTGTGTGTTTGTATTGACAATATCTGCTCCTGTGTATTTAGGAACTGCTGGATTTACACTATCAAATCCACCCTGAAATGGAACAACGAACTTTCTCTGTTTCATGTGAGAAAGTGCCAATGTTACTTTTTCAGTTCCATCAGAATAAGTAGTTCCGAGTGTTGAAGCATCTGAATGTCCAAAGAAATCCTCAATACTCATAGAAGTATGTGAACCATTACCAAATGCTGTATTACCATCTGGACATAGATATTGTTCTGCGTCCGCATTAGCGTAATCATGTCCATAAGGAACATTACTATCAAACTCATCTTGTGCATTTGACTGTGTAGCTTTAAATGTCCAAGTTGGAACATTTGAACTATCACTACCAAATGGATTGTGAATTGCTGAGTGTCCCATTGGAAGAAGTGTTGGAGGTATTGCCTTATCTTTAACTTCGGTATATCCTGCTCCACTACCTGCTCCGCCAGTACCATCTGGATCAACATAAATGTATTTAGACATATTTGGCCAATCACCATGATAAGTAAGTTTACCATTTGAGTCTATTGCTACATATCTATCACCAATTCGTCTTGCAAAGAAAGAAGGACTTTCTGGATCAAAATTAAGTCCATCATATTGTTCTATTACATTATCTTTAGTCAAATCATTATCATCTAATCCAGTCTGTCTAACTTGTAATGAAAATGTTCCAAAATCACTACCTGCTACATTAGCTGCAGTTTTCATGTTTAAAATAACAATCTTATATTTGTTATTTACATTATTACCAGTTGAACGAGTTTTCACCCTAAACAAGTTTGTCCTAACTCCTTTTGCATAGGTTGGTCCTTGACCGTTTGATTGTATCCAAGGTGTAGTTGCTTCTGAATATGTCTTAGCCATATCCAATCCATCACTAACTGCACTTGCTGTTATAGCTGTAGTTGATGAGTAACCGTTGCCAGAGTTCTGTGCATATTTAAAATTCTTATACAAATATACAGGTACAGTACTCTGACCAGCTTTTTGAACTTGTGCATCTTCACTAAATACATCACCGATATAATCTGCACTTGATGTATTAAATGAAAATGACATTGTAGTAGCTGATAAGCTTTTTGCTCCCCAATTACTACCACTCAAAATGATTTGTGAACTTGACCAATCACTTCCTGTTACCACTTTACATCCTGTTAAATCTGCTGTTCCATCTGAACCACCACGAGATGGTGCCAGTACTGCAAGACTTTTTGTGGATAAACTACTGCTGGCGATGTAAATCTCAACATAATCAGCAGTATAACCAGACGTGTTTAATACACGAACTACCGTTACAGTTCCTGCACTCCTTAAATATTGTTCTACCGCATACGGTGTGTAATAATCTTTGGACGTACTTCCAAACATTTCTTCAAACTCAGGAAAATTTCTTACTATAGTAGGCGTAAATGCAGGACCCTTAACTGTTGGTCCTATAATTGCCGCTCCTATTTCTGAAATACCCTGTGGAAGAAATGATAAATCACGTTCCCTCGTAAACACACCCGGCGATACGATTCTTTCTGCCATTATTTTTCTCCTATTGTTATAATTTAAATAACTAAATTAGTCGTTTTTAGACTATAAATATTTACTATAAATATAGCCTAACTTTCTCAAACGATATGTTTGTAGGAGATTATTTAAGTAGTTTCTGAAGCTTCTTCAGTTGCTGGTGCAGGAGTGAATACTCCTGATGCTGGATCTAAATTTCCAGGACCATACTTTTCATTCAATGTTTGAACCAATGTTCGTTCAGTTTCTTGAACTTCACCATATTCAACTTCTAATTTGGCTTTAGCATTATCCAATTGTTCTAATTGCTGTGCCACTAACAACCTTTGAACCTCTAATTGTCCAAATTGTAGTTGTTTCTGTTGATATGAAGTTTGTAGGTCTTGTAAAGATTTCAATTCTTCTTCTGAGAATTTTGTCTCTTGATCTGCCATAACTTTTTCTCCTTATTATTGTTTATAACTATACTATAAATATCAAGTAAATTACCTTAATTCACTTTTTTCTTTAAAATTTCTATCTCTTGTTTTAATTCTTTTACCGATTCTATTAATAATGGAACTAACCGTTTATAATCAACTCCTAAATAACCACTTTTTCTCTCCACTACTATTTCAGGAAGAACTTTTTGAACTTCTTGAGCTATTACCCCAACATCATGACCTCTTTCTCGTGCCCAACCAGGTGATTGATCATTCCAATCAAATTCTACACCACGAATATCATCAATTTTGTTTAATGAACCCTTAATAACTTCTATATTATCTTTAAGTCTTATATCAGATGTATAGTATGCTACAACATCACCTGCTGCTACTATATCACCACTTGAAGATATTTCCGACATAGTAAGAATTGACGTTGATGAACCACTTACATTCCCACTAAATGTACCGGTCGTACCTATTATTCCTGCAGTAGATGTAATTGCCCCAGAATCAATTGTACCAGTAAATGTGGCGTTACCACCATTAAAAGTCAAATCATATCCACCCCTGCCTCTATTATATAGACTAAGTTGTCCGAGACCTGGATCATCAACATAC